TTCATTCTTTTTGCTACACCTCCAAATCCACTGCCTTTCTTTTTAGATGCTTCATATTCCCTACTATTTAAAAATTCTTTTGATGCTTCTGCAACTTTACCTTTGTTTAATAATTTAACAGTGTTTTCAGCATATGCTTTTTTAGCTTGTGGGTCAAAATCTCCTCTATAGAAACCACTAAATAAAGCAGCTTGAAGAGACTTAGGATATGAATTTAAATTAGGAAATACTTTTTTAAATCTAGGAAGTCTTTCATTAATATCTCTCATAAGTAATTTATTAGCATCATCAGAGCCTTCTTCTAAAAACGTTCCTTTTTTAATAGGTTTACCATCTAAACCTCTAGTATGTCCAGCACCTATTGTAACAGGGTCATTAGCTTTTTTAGTAGGTTTTTTAGCCACACTAATAAAACCTTCATCTTCTTTTATTATATCAATGTAATGTTGTATGTCTTCCATGTTCTTACCCTTTCATCTATAAACTCTAACATTTTTATTACTTAAATCTACTTCTACTGGCTTACATATTGCTGTATATCTTTGTTTGGTTTGTGGGTTTGCTGGCTGTTTCATTACCCTAGCTGCAAAATATTTACATCTATTAATATCTGCAAACATCATAGTGCTTTCTTGTTGTGCTTGCCCAAGATATAACATTAATAAAAAAACAGTTGTCATTTCTCTGCTGCTCTTCGAATCATATCATCTATCTTGCTTTCTAATCTATCAAATCTTTGCATGAGTTGTGACATATCATCTTTTACATCTTCTTTTGTGGCATAGTTTATTGCCATATTTTCTTTTGCTTTTGCCAGTTCATCTTTCACTTTACTAATAGCAGCAGACGTAGAACGTATCCACCATAGAAAGCCACCTATTGCCATTGTTAGTATTGCATTCCATATCATTGTCATATCTGCCATATTTCTTCCCTCTGTTTTAATATTTCTTGTTGTTGTTGTAAAAGTTTTTTATATTGTTTATCTATTGCTTCTTTATTTACAATATTTTTTTCTTCTTGTGTTATTTTATTTTTAGGAAATATAATTATATTAGTAGTCATTATTTTCCTCCTATGTTTACTTCTGGTAATGATTCTGTTTGTAGTGTAACATCTTTATATGCTGATTGTAAATTTGCTAAAGAGTTACTAATATTTCTATAATATGGTAATATTTCTGGATTACTTTTTATAATATCTCTATAAAATGTTTTTTCAAGTGTAGGTACTGTAAACCTACCTTTAATTATATTAGTGATTTCTGTATTAGAAAAACCACCTGCAGTTTTTATTTTCTTATCTTGTAATATCTTTTTAATTTGGTCTTCACTCATAAAAGATTTTAAATCATTTACTAATTCAAATACACCTTGTTGTGCAGCGAACTGTTCTTCTATGGCTTCTTGATAATCTTCAAGTATTCCTCTTAATGATAAGTTTTTACTTCTATTAGGATTAGATAAATTATTTTTTATTTCACGAACTGTAGATTTTAACGTACCATTTGCATTTCTCATAAGATTACTAACAGCAAAACCTATTTGTTTTTTAGGTTTATAATCTTGTTCTTTTAATCCTAATCTAAAAGGATATAAAGCAAGTGCAGCAGGACTAGCAGCTCCAGTTGGTTGAAATCCTAACTCTGTTAAAGACTTTGAAAGTTTTGCAGTATCACCAAAGTAAGATGGATTTAAAGCATTTCTAACTTTTGTTCCTAACTCACCTCTACCTAATGGTGTTGATAAAACATTAAATGCACTTTCTACTGCAGCATCACCACCTACATCTCTTAATAGTTTTACAAAACCAGGTTCTATTAATTTATAAGAATTAGTTAAGTGTCGTATTCGACCTTCATCTGTATTTGCTTTAGAATAATTTAAAAAAGATAAACCTAATTCTGTTGCCATTGATGGACTTAAAAAAGGTTCATATGTTTTCTTTATAGCATAGGGAAGTAACTCATCTAATTTTTCTACAACATCTTCACCACTAGCTGCTGCCATCATTAAAGGTGTAATAATATCTAACACATACTGGTCTGGATTATTATAAGATAAATCAGTAACACCATATGTTTCATTACCTTCTTCATCTTTACCTTTAGGTCTTATCTGTAGTGCATGATACTGTGCCCATTCTGGTTGTGACTTTCTAACACCTGGTTCTACTTTATCTGTGCCAACAACTTGATTGTATGTATATGCAGCTACAGTTGGTAAAGCAGCCATTGTAATCTGTGATTTAAGTCTTTCTACTCCAGCTATTTGTAATGCTTTATTGCCTGTTTCAAAACCTTCTTTTAATTCCTGTGCACCTAATTTTAATATATTATATTTATTACGTAAGTTCTCTGCTGGAAAAGCAGTAAAAGCACCAAGCACAGGTATGTCTCTCATCTTCTCTAATATCTTTGGCACTCTATCATAAACCGGTACAATGTTTAATGTTTTAGTTGCTGCCTCTTCAAACAACATATCATCATCAAATGTTTTAAAACCTTTCTTAGGTATGATAGGGTTGCCATCTGCATCAATACGACCATAGTCTCTAGCAAATTGTTCTCTTTTTAATTGTTTTTGTTCTGGTGTTAAGTTTTTAAATATAGATTCTGCTCTATCTCTCTCACCTAGTAGTGTCATTAACTTACCAACATCATCTGTACCAGTATAAGTTCTCTCTGCTTTTCTAGATACTTTTGTACCAAGTTTAGTTCTCTCTACAGCAGATACACCACCAGATGCTAAGTCTAAAAATCTTCTACCTAAAAATCCTTTTAGTCCTTCTTCACTTTCTATTTTTCTAGCATCAGCTAATCTTCCTAATATTTGCCCTATCTCCACATTAGTAGCAGTAACACCAAGTCTATCAGCTATCTGTTTAAATTTATCTTTTGTTTGTTTATCACCTGTTACATATTTGTATGCATATTTTCCTATGCCTCTAGCATTACCAGAAGCAGCCACATATTGTGGTACACCTAAAGCATTTCTTATATGGCCATATGGATTATAAACAGTAACACCTTTTTTTAAATAACCATTAGCACCAGAAAATAAACTTCCTAAAAAGGCATTACCAAATACAGGTTTAGTATCTGTTAATACTCTTATCTTTTCTGCAACATCTCTAGGTACAAATATTTGTCCTAACTCAGGATTAAATATATCAGTTCTTGGTAGTCTAATACCAACATCTTCTGCCTCTTTACCACCTACTAAAGGCACCATATCTTCACCAGGTCTTTGTTTAATAGCTTCTGCTCTAGCTACTTTTGTATCACCTTTTACTCTTATTCCTATACCTCTACCAAGTAAACTTCTACCTATTTGGTCTGCTACTAACACCTCTGATACAGGTTCTGTAATAGCACCTATAGTTTCTGCAGCTCTAACTGCAGCACTGGTATTAACACCCCATATTTTTTTTAATATAGGATTTATTTCTTTTTTAGTTTTTAATCCACCAAACCTTGTTGTTTTTGCTTTTGGATAAAAAGATTCATAAACTTGTTTTTCAACAAAATCATCTATTAATTTAGTTTGTTTAGTAACATCTAGTTTACCTTCAGTCTGTGGTAAAAAAGTTTTATTAACTTCACCAACTTCCTCTACTACACCAGTGTCTTTATTTATTTTACCTTTTCTAATACCAAGTTTAACTTGTTCCTCTGCATCTGTTCTAGCTATAGCTTGATATTGTTTAATTAAGTCATCATTAGCTTCATATCTTTTCCATAACTTAAATGGTATTCTTTCACCTCTTGCAGTTCTTTCATAAACATCTTTAACATATTCATTAGGTTTTATCTTATAAATAGTTTCTACTTTTTCACTAACTGGGTCTGTATATTTACTAATTTTATTATATACATTTTTTCTTAATTTAACAAAGTCAGTAATAGATTTATATATTCCTACATCTCCTGGAACTCTATCAGCTCTTTCTTGTAACTGTCTTAATGCTACAGTATCACCTTCCATTGCAGCATTAATTATATTTCTTTTTTGTTCAGCAGTTAATCTTATTTCATCAGGTATATTTAGTCCATCATCTTTAACAAATCTTTGTTCTGCTAATTTAATATCATCAACTAATCTTTCTGTATCTGCTTTTACTTCTTTAAATATAGCTCTTCCTGCTTCAAAGTTTCTTTGAGTAACATCATCTACTCCTCCAAAAGGCAGTATGTAGTTTTTAATTCTATTAGTATACATAGCAGCTTGTTCAGCATTTTTTAAAATATTTTTGCCTACTTTTGTTTTTTCTAAACCTTTACCAGTTATTCTACCTACACCTTTAACACCTTCTAAACCTGCTTTACCTATACCAGCTAATGCAAAACCTGCAACTGGACTAGCAACACCTTCTAATGCACCTTGTGCTAAAGCAGAACCAACATCAAACTTTCCCTGTTCTCTTCTACCTAATGCCATATCTACATCTTGTGCTTTTAAGTTTTGTGTAATACCTCCAGCTCCAGCAATAGCACCTTCAGCTAATAAAGTTTTACCAGTAGCTGCTAATTTTTTTCTACCTAACGTATTCTTTACTTTTGCTTTTAATAAATTTTTAATACCAGCTTTTGCTGTTTCTTTACCTGCCTGAACAGCAGCACCACCAGCACCAAATGTAAAAGCACCAGCGATAATAGATAATAAATTAGTAGGGTCAGTAACACCAGCTACTAAATAATCTTTTAATAAATCAGAGGTAGGTGCAGAACCTTCTTTACCTATACTTGGTAATTGTTCTATCTTATCTATAGCTCTGCCAAATGACTGTTTATTCTCATCAGACATATCTTTTACATTATCACCAATAACAAAAGTAGACGCAACATTTGTATCAAAGTATCTTTTGTTAGTTAACATTCTATCTAGAATATCCTTTCTTTTTTTACTAACATTAATACCTTGTGCACGTAATGCATGGTAAGAGTCATTTAAAAATTGGTCATCTCTTAATAGAGAATCATAAGTAATTTTTTCTGTCATTAGTTTCCAGATTGTTTAGGATTTGATACTGTTATTTCTTCAGATAAACCTTGATTATTACCACCAGTATTTGTAACTGTAGATTGTTTTTTAAACTGGTCAGGATTACCTAATGCTTCATTATAATGTTGACGAGTTATAATTTTATTATCAAGAAGTAAATCTAATCTATTTTTTCTTTCATCTGGACCCAATGTAACATCATCTAATACCTCCATAACTTGTGCATATGAATTTCTATTTCTATCAATACTTGATAGTATTTCTTGTGCTGCTACTTTTCTTTCTTCTAATGAATCTAAAAATTCTTGTCTAGTTATTTTATTATTTTCAAATGCAAGATTTAATTCTTCAGATGCAATATTAAATGAATCTTGTACGTTTGCATCTAACACATCTAATTCTTCTTTATTTAATGCAGCAATTTTATCATTAAAATCTTTTGTTGCATCAACAGCTGCTTGACCTCTTGCCTTTAATCCAGCAAATGCACTTGGGTCATTAGGGTCTCGTTTACCTCTACCAAATCCCATCAA